TCTGCTCTTCCTTTCTGGAATGCGAACTTCTTTCCAAGTAGGGTTCCAAGTTTTACCCCACTGATTTTTTATCTCAACCTCAAAGAAATAATTCTTATCCTTCTTAGCTGAAACATCGAAGTAAAAATCTTCTTTAGCTTCTATATCTTCAAAGCTTAAAGACTTTAAATAATTTACCATAGCTTTCTTAGCTCTGCCATCATTTTCATTATAAGACTTACGATCAAATGTTCTATTGTTATGTGCCATTAGTGTGTTTCACTCCATGTATTTCCAGTTTTAAACTCACAGTCAAGAGGACATTTAACCTTTAATGTCTTCTCAGTATCTTGCATTGCATCTTTAGTAATCTTACCAAATCTTTGAGCATCTTTCTTAGCTACTTCAAACTGATACTCATCGTGTATGGATGCTACTAACTTAACATCAACACCTGCTCTGCGTACACGATCCATAATATGAACAAGCCATTGCTTACATATTATTGCACCTGCACCCTGCAACAATGTATTAACTGCTGCATGTTCTGATCGAATGTGTAGTAATCTACCATCAAGAGCAGGTAAAGTACCTTTCTTACAAGCTTCAGCTACGTTATCTCTAAGCTTTTTTAGCTTCGGCATGTTAGATAAGAACTTAGTTATAAGTTGCTGTCCTTTCTTAGCATCACCACCAACCACTTTACCTATCTTAGCAGGGCCAGCACCATAAAGAAAAGCATAGATAAATGTCTTAGCTTGATCACGATCAGTCAGACCAGCAGCTTTCATATTAGCTGTATGTACATCACCATTAAGAACTTCATGTGTAAAGTCAGGATCATCCATGTAATGAGCAAGACACCGTAACTCTAGTCCAGATGCATCTGCACCTACAAGGACATGTGTATCTGGATTACCTACTGTCCAGAGTGATCGACACTCTTTACCATAGGGTGAATAGACGGCTGGTACTTGTGCCATATTGGGAGAGTTATGAGCCATACGACCTGTTACAGTTCTTAGTGTCATAACCCTCCCCCGTACACGACCATCATCTTCACACGCTTCAATCCAAGATTTAATCATGCCAGTACGTTTCTGTAATAAAAAGTATCGGCTAAACATTTTAGCTTCTGGCATATCAATCGTATCTAATATTTCTTCTGAAACAATTACATTACCTTTGTCAGTAAATTTCTTAGGCTCCCACCCACGCTCTATTAACCTCTCAGCAATCTGCTTACGGCTGGCTATGTTAAATGGGATATACTTTACTTTTGTTTTAAGCTGAACTTCTCTTGGCTCAAACATTTCTTGAGCCTGATTCTCAAGGTCATGTTGTTCTTCTTCTAGTACAGCAAGAAAGGACATAGCTTCACGTAGATTAAAAGCAAAACCATTCTTTTCTTGCTGATCTATAATAGCTCTTACTTTTCTTTCAAGTTCATATGATTGAGAGGAAAACATTTTCCTTTCCTCTGATAACTTATGAGCAAGTTTCCTAGTAAGTTCCGTATCACGCATACAATACTGAAGCATGTCTTCAGTGAACGTATTGAAGTCATCACATTCTCCTTTCAAGAAACCTAACCGTTCACCCCATGATGAAAGAGAATGACCACCATCTCTTATGGGATTAAATAATTGGGATTCAATTAAAGTATCTCTTACCTGAGATAATTTAATCTGAGATCCTGTAAACTTATTAAGCATTGGTGCATCAAAGCTTACACCATTATGCATAATAAAAGTATCAATCATCTTAGACCAAGATGCAAATTCAGAACACTCTTCTTGTACCCATACTTTCTGCTTACCTGTTTCGTATTCACAGGCTACAATACAATGTATCTCAGTTGCATCAAGGCTGTTTGTTTCAATATCAACAACTGCTGTTACCATTATAGAACATCCTCTTCTTCTTGATCGTTATCTGTAAATGGGTTATTAATCTCTGTCATTCTACCACTATCTTTATCATAATGCAAGTGACAACATATACCCGTGTCACCCGTGTATCTATTCTTTAGGATACGTAGTGTTGTAGTATTGGCTTCTTGTTCATCGTCTGCTTGCTGATTTCTTTCTAAGGCAATCACGCTGTCACTTAGATGGGCTATACTAGCTGACCCTCTAAGGTGCGACAGGGAGACTTCTCGCCCATCCTCATGCCCTCTGTCACCTGCTGGCCTACGTAGGTGGCTGACAAGTAATAGACCTATCCCTGTGGCCTCTACAAGGGAGCGTAGCTTGGTCATAAGAATGTCTATAGACTTACGTTCATCTCCATTATCTTCCTGACCCGACACTAGAATAGATAGATGATCTAAAACAACCCACTTACATCCTAAAGCTTTAGCCATATATCTAACTCTTCCAAGGATTTCATCGTTTGAAATAGAACCAAAGTGATCAAAGGCAAAGAACCTGCCTGTACCAATGGTCTTCTCTTGCCACTCATTAAGTTGCTCTCTTGTAAACTTATCTCTAATCTCCTTAATGTACAACCTTTGGTTGGCTTCAACACTCATCAAGTTGAATGCGGTGTTTCTAATACTTTCTTCCATTGCTAGAACACCAATGTTATCCTGACTATTATTCATAATGTGATGCATTAGTTCACGTATGATACTACTCTTACCCATACCTGCGCCACTTGTAAATGTTACTAGCTCACCTGTTCTCATGCCATATGTCTTATCATTAAGACCATGCCAAGGATAAAGTACTGTCTCACAATACTTCTCATCGTATAAAGATGCACCAAGGTCAGCAAGATTAACTATACCTGCTGGTGTAAAAGGTCTGGCGTTCCACCAATCATCACTAAACTTTTTACGTTGGTTAGTCTTTAGATATTCATTAGCATCTTTCAGATCCATATCAAATATCTTACACTTGTTAGGCTCAAATAATTCTGCTACCTGTAAAGCAGCTTCCTTACCCGGCTTATCATTATCAAAACATAACACAACTTTCTCAAACCTATCTAAGTATTCAAATGAATCACGGCAGTTTTGTAAAGCTGATGCTGCACCATTCTTAATAGAAACGACAGGCCATTTTTCTCCAAGCATTTCGTAGGCAGACATTGCATCGATCTCACCCTCACATACTGTGATAAACTTACCACCTCTATTAAAAAGATGTTCACCAAACAGACCAGAACCAGAAAGATTACCCTCAGACCAGAACTTTTTATTCTGCACCTCACGTACCTTGTTGGCTATGTGGTTTCCATCTTTGTCACAGTACTGGTAGATATGATGCGTTACCATACTACCAGACTTCATGACCTGCACACCATATTTCTGTGCAGTTTCTTTCTTAATCTTACGATCAGAAATATTATCAAACTGTCCTGTACTTTTTAAAGTAGAAGTTGTTGGACTATTCATAGGTACAACTTTTGTTTCCATCTTCCTTTCTCCGCTAACATATTTTTTACAACTGTAACAATAGGAATGACCATCATCAGGATAAGTAGCATTAGCATCGCTTGATCCACATGCAGGACACTCACCCATTATTGGTTTACTTGTCATAATAAAACTCCTTAAACTTCAAATTTTTTTATAACATATTTATAATCAGGATTATATCCCATTGCAATACACAAAGAGTTACGATATTTTAATTCTTCTTCAGCTTGATGTTTGCTTTTAAAAGAATCTACCTTAATATCACCTGTAGGTTTTTTAAGATACAACCCCCAATTATTCTTCATAAGTACTATTCCATATATCAGAAATGAAACCTTCTTTTTCTTCCATGATTTCATTGGCTTCTTTTCTAGCCATTACTCCAGCTTCTTCTTTGCTGTATCCTTCTTCTTGATATTCTTTCAAGAGATTTTTAAATATACTTCTACGATCTTGATCCCATAAATTTCTATCCATTGTTCTCTACCCATGTTGTTTTACTTGATCTGCCTAGTTCCTCTCTAAGTTTCTTTATAGTATAATCTTTTTCCTCTAATTGTTTTTTTAGAGTTTCAATATGCTTATGTAACTTCTCAACTTCTAATGGATGATACATAGTATACTCCTACTTGTTTCCTTTGTCAATATAAAAGATATGGCTGCCAACTCGACCTAACTTTTTAAATCTTTTCTTCATAGCCCAATAAGGTCTGACATAATAAGCATGGTAGTGAGTAGCTCCCATAGTTCTATATAACATAATACCTTGTAAGACAAGACTAGATATATTAGCTGACCGCACCAGTGAAGCATAGTCTTTCATCTTCTCTGTCTTACCATCACAGTAGTAACTAAACTGACATCTGTTACGTACAATTCTACCCTTCCACTTCTCTGCTTGGTGTACAACCTCACAGATTGAGTTAGGGTATCTCTTGTCTCTTACTCTTTGTAAGACTACATTAGCTACGGCTATCTGTCCTATCATATTTTCTGATCTAGCTTCGTGATATACTGCTTCAATAAGACAGTCTAAACCATTAGCTTTACTAGATAAAGGTACTATTAGTATGAGTAGTGTGATAAATATTTTCAATGTAACCTCACTATTTTGACATCATAATCTAGTTCATCTTCAATACCAATTTGTTCAAGAAAAGCTTTAGCTTCTGTAAATGAATCAAACTTATTTACTTTTTTACCTGTCTCATCAGGCATAATAGAACTTTCTTCTATGTTAAATGGGTCTTCTATTTGAACTATTATATATGACATGATTACTCCTAAAAAAATAATTTTAATATTAATATTATTAATTCCATTATATCCCTCCTACATTCTCTCTCATAATATCATTATGATTTAACTCTGTCCAGTATATTTCCAGAGCTTCAGTCTCTTGATGTGCATGGAACTGGTGGTATTCACCTGCTGGTACAATAGATAGATCACCTGCATTTAACCATGTACTATCTATTAACTTATAATCTTTCCATCGCTTGATCTCTAGCTCACCAGAGATTACATAGAAAGCATTGATCTTAGATTGATGTGCGTGTTTACTACAGTACCCACCAAGTTCTACTGTGATACGATGTATCTCTACGGCTGGTGATTGTAGCAGTGGGATAGTCTGACCCCACACTTTACCTTCTTTAATCATAAGACTTCTCCTGTTTCTAAATCAACATCAGTAACTTTAATTTGTGGTGGATCAGCAAAAAATAAATTCATGTTTAATTTCTTT